TAGGAGCAGATTATCATGTCATCAATGGATCCGATGAAGGTAGATTCCTCGATACTGTCAGAAACCATGCGAAGAATTTCGCTTCGACCTTATCACTTACATCAACTTCTAAACACAAAGTCATCATCATTGATGAAGCAGATAATACAACCTCAGATGTTCAAATGCTCCTACGGGCTTTTACTGAGGAGTTTAGTGGCAACTGTAGATTCATCTTTACCTGCAACTACAAAAACAAAATCATTCAACCAATTCATTCCAGATGCGCCGTCATTGAGTTCACATTCAAAGGAAAGCAAAAAACTGAATTGGCAGGATCCTTCTTCAAGCGTTTACAAAATATCCTGGATACTGAAGGTATTGAATATGATCAAAAAGTTATTGCGGAATTAATATCAAAACACTTTCCAGATTTTAGAAGGATTCTTAATGAATGCCAGCGTTATTCTTCTAGTGGAAAAATTGATTTGGGAATACTTTCTGAATTTTCCGAAGTAAAAACTGATGATCTCATTAAATGTATCAAAGATAAAAAGTTCACGGAAGTTCGGAAGTGGGTGGTCTCCAATTTGGATAATGATCCATCTACTTTACTTCGTAGGATTTATGATTCTCTTTACATTAAATTACTTCCCACTACTATTCCTGCTGCTGTTCTTATTATTGCTAAGTACCAGTATCAAAGTTGTTTTGTTGCTGATCAAGAGATAAATCTTCTGGCAGCATTAACTGAAATTATGATTGAATGTGAATTTAAATGAAAAATAATAGTTATGAATTGAAAGATTGGTTAAATTCTATAAATCAATCTAAATTTAATATGATGGAAGAAGATATTGATTCAGAGAAAAACTATCCTTCATATATTATCAATAGATGTTTATCTGGTTTTATTGATACTATCATGTATTCAAATGAGATGAACATGAATTCCCATATAGATAAAAAGTTACAATATGATTTTTATCTAAATACTATTAGATCCAAGAAGAGATTTTCTCCTTGGATGCATAAAGAAGAAATTAAAAATCTTGAATTAGTTAAATCATACTATAATTATAGTAATGAAAAGGCAAAGCAGGTTTTAAGAATTCTAAATGCAGAACAATTAGAAGAAATTAAATCTAAATTGGATACTGGGGGTACAAAATGAGCGTGGTGATTGAATCTTTAGTCAATTGGTCTCCTGATCAAATGATTCAAATTATTTTGAATGAACCTGATGATTTTTTAAAAGTTAGGGAAACTCTTACTCGCATTGGAGTAGCATCTCGTAAAGAAAAAAAATTATATCAATCTTGTCATATTTTACATAAACAAGGAAAATATTATATTGTTCATTTTAAAGAATTGTTTGCTTTAGATGGTAAACATGCAAATTTAACTGTCAATGATGTTCAAAGAAGAAATACAATTACTCAATTAATCGCTGATTGGGGACTGGTAACTCCTGTTGATCCTACAGCAATTCAAAATGTTGCTCCACTCAATCAAATAAAAGTTCTTGCATTTAAGGACAAATGTGAATGGGTTCTTGAACCAAAGTACAATATCGGTAAAAAGAAAGTTATTGCTGAAGAATAAAAAATTACGGGGTTTACTACCTCGTTTTTTATTATCCTTGCTATAAATATGTGTGGATGCCTTCGGGGTCTACAAAACAAAAAATCGCTTTTAAAGGGGATTCTATAATGAATAATCTTTCACGTTACACGTCTGCTGATCTTCCTGCCATAATGGATAGGATTACTCGTAATAGTATTGGAATGGACGAATATTTTGATCGTCTATTTAATCTTCATGAAACTACAAATAATTATCCACCATATAATCTTGTTCAACTTAGTAATATTGAATCGAGACTAGATATTGCACTTGCAGGATTTAAAAAGGAAGAAGTGAATGTATACACAGAGTACGGAAAACTTTTTGTAGAAGGGCAAAAAGAAGATTTTGAATCTGATATTGAATTTATTCACAAAGGACTTGCACAAAGAAGTTTTAAAAGAATATGGACATTATCTGATGATACAGAAGTTCGAGAAGTTATTTTTGAAGATGGATTACTTAAAATTAAATTAGGAAAAGTAATTCCAGAACATCACACTCGAAAAGATTATCTATAAATACTTTTGGGCTACCTCCTAATTATTGTTGCCGCTGGGGAACAGATGGTCAGAATCATCAATGTTCCCCTTTTTTCTAAGCAGAAATAAAAATGTACTTGCAAGAGTTTGTTGATCAAAAACTTACTTACAAATATCACGATAAACTTAATCCTAAATTTTGGTCTAATAATAAATTAGATTCCAAAGTTAAAATGAGATTAATTCAAATTGCAAGAGAGTGGGCAAAATTTGCTAGTATTCCAGAATCATCAATAAAAGACATAATTTTTGTAGGTGGTAATGCTAATTATAACTATACTGAATTTTCTGATATAGATCTTCATCTAGTAGTTGATAAAATGAAATTACCAAATTGTCCAGATCTTATAGATGAATTTTTAAAAGATAAAAAACAACTGTGGGCATTAACTCACGACATCAAAATCTATAATCATGATGTTGAATTATATGCTGAAGAACAGGGTTTGAAAAGACCTGCTGATCAAGGTGTATATTCTGTAAAGTATGATAGGTGGTTGGTTGCCCCCAAAAGAATGTCAAAGGAAATTGACAAGACCTTGCTAAAGGGGAAGACTCGTGCTATGATGGATAAGATAGATTTCCTAATCAGTAATAGATCTGATGACCTAGACGAGTTTAAAAAATTGAAGGAAAAAATTAGAGAGATGCGCTCATCAGCAATTCGCAAAGGTGGAGAGTTTTCAATAGAAAACTTAGTATTTAAAGAATTGCGAAACAATGGGTATCTTGAAAAATTATCAAGTTACATCACGAAAATAGAAGACCAAAGTTTATCATTAGAAAATTATGTCTATTAAGATTACTATGCTCAAGTCTGGCGAAGACATTATTTCAGATGTTCATGAAGTAATGCTTCCAGATGAAAACGGAAATGAAAAAGTTATTGCGTACAAACTTACAAAACCTTATGTCATTAAAATAACTGAACCAAGTGTTTTATTAGAACAGAATCAAGAGAAAAGACCTCCGATTTCTGTTTTATATTATCCTTGGGCACCACTATCCATTGATAAGGAATTTTTTATTCCTACCGATTGGGTGGTAACTCATTACAATGCACATTCTAATATTATAAATTCATATTTGGAGAAAAGAGATGGAAGAGGAAACGATGGATATGATGGAAGAACTGGAGGAGAATCTGGAGAAAGTGATAAAGTGTATCTTGCTGAGGAATCATTATTGGTTGATAACTGAAGTTCAAGAATTACGAGTTGATTATGAATTAAATATTCCTAATTGTAAGTTAATTAGACCCTATCAAATTGATACAACTTTTGATTTTAAAAATCGTTCAGATGATCTTTCATTTGAAGATGCACCTATTGTAAAAATTGGAAACAGTTTACCTAAATGCAAATATGAAATTTATCCTTGGAAAGAGTTTACGAATGATGACGAAATTTTGATTTTTTCTGAATATATTGTTACAATAGTAGAACCAAAACCAGAAATTTTGGAAGCGTATATCCAAGCAACGGAGTAATTAATTTTGCGATTTTATACTAATGTTCAGATGGTCGGAGACGACTTTCTAGTTCGTGGATATGACAATGGTAGGCACTTTACTACCAGGGAAAAGTACTCCCCAACTTTATTTTTACCATCAAATAATGAAACAAAATATAAAACTCTTGAGGGTAATTATCTTGAACCAATTCAACCTGGTTCAGTAAAAGAATGTAGAGAGTTTTATAACAAATATAAAGATGTTGAAAATTTTAATATTTACGGTAATAATCGGTACATTTATCAATACATTTCAGATCAATATCCCGAGGATGAAATTAAGTTTGATTTAAGTAAGATTAAACTTATTACTATCGACATTGAAGTTGCTTCTGAAAATGGATTCCCTACTGTACAAGAATGTATAGAAGAAATTCTAGCAGTCACTATTCAGGATTATAATACTAAAAAAATATTCACTTGGGGAATAGGACAATTTCAAAATACAGATCCTAATATTCAATATTTTGAATGTTGGAGTGAGAAGGAACTGTTGAATAAACTTCTGCTTTGGTTAGAGGAGAATCCTCCAGAAGTGATTACTGGATGGAACTGTTCTCTTTATGATATTCCATATGTAATTGGTAGACTTGAAAAGGTTTTGAGTACTAAGGAGATGAAAAGGATTTCTCCTTGGAAACTTGTGACTCAAAATGAAACATATATTAAAGGGCAGAATCATACCATATGTGATATTGGTGGAATTACTATTCTAGATTATCTTGAATTGTATAAGAAGTTTACTTATACTAATCAAGAAAGATATTCCTTGGATCACATTGCGTTTGTTGAACTCGGTGAGAAGAAATTAGACCACACTGAGTATGAAACATTCAAGGAGTTTTATACAAAAGATTGGCAAAAGTATATTGAATACAATATTAAGGACGTACAACTTGTAGATCGTCTTGAGGATAAAATGAAACTTATCGAACTTGCTATTACGATGGCATTCGATGCTAAAGTTAATTTCAATGATGTGTTTTATCAAGTAAGAACTTGGGATGCTATCATTTATAATTATTTAAAGAAGAGGAACATTGTAATTCCCCCTAAAGAGGATACATCTAAAGATGATAAGTATGAAGGTGCATATGTAAAAGAACCAGTTCCAGGAATCTATAATTGGGTTTTGTCATTAGATTTAACATCTCTATATCCTTCTCTTATTATGCAATATAATATATCCCCAGAAACACTTTTAGATGAGAAATATCCAAATGTAAATGTAAATAGATTATTAAATAAAGAAATTGTTATTGATAATATTGATGGCAAATGTGTTACTGCAAATGGGTGTATGTATGATACAACTAAAATGGGAATATTTCCTGAACTTGTAGAGAAGATTTTTAATGAAAGGCAGATCTACAAGAAGAAAATGTTGAGTGAAGAAAGAAATCTAGAAGAAATTGAAAATGAAATGAGGAGGAGGAAAATTTTATAAATAAATGTAAGATTCAATTTAACTCTTTATGGAAAAATATGTAAAAGAATTTATAGAATCGAATACATCTTTACTTCATTATTGCGAATCTAATGATGTTTCTTATATGAAACTATATCACCATATCAAGAAAAATTTTCCCAATTTAATTTCTAGAAAAAATAATGGAAAATCCAAAAGATCAAAACTGGCACACAAATCTTCCATAAAATTCGATCCAACAAAGGAAGAACTTGAAAAACTTTTTTTTGGAGATGGTATGGGGCAAAAAGAAATTTCCGAATCTTATGGGGTTTCTAAATCTCTAGTTTGTATGAAAATGAAACATTATGGTATTGATGTTAAATCTGTCGGGCAGAGTAGATATTGGAACGATAATAGAAGAGATCATTTTAGAATGTTGGCGAACACTGGAGTTGTTGGCGTGTTTAGAAATCAAAATTGGAAGTATCATTCAACATCTATCGAAAAATTTTTTATTGATGAATGTGAAAAACTCAATATCGATTATAAGAGACAATATCCCATAGAAAAGTATGGACATCAATATGATTTTTATATCCCAAAATATAATTTATTAGTTGAGATGGATGGAGTATATTTTCACAATTTGCCTAATCAAAAAGTAAAAGATTTGCAGCAAATTGAAAGATGTAAAGAACTTGGTTATGATATAATAAGAATTACCGATAATCAAATTAAGAAAAATAAAAATATTATTCAGGAGATTTTTGATGAATTTGGAAAAAATGTCAGATGAAGAACTTGTATTGTTTCGGGAAAATACCAAGAAGGAGATTTCGAAATGTAAAAATAATCAAATGGCGAGAAAGGTACAACTTAATAGTTTGTACGGTGCCGTAGGTAATCAATACTTCAGGTATTATAAACTTGAAAACGCTGAGTCCATTACAACTTCTGGTCAAGTTACAATCCGTTGGATTGAAGCAAAATTGAATAAGTATATGAATAGAATTCTTAAAACTGAGGATGTTGATTATGTCATTGCTTCTGATACTGACTCTGTGTATCTTCATATGGGTCCTTTGGTTGAAAGGGTATACGAAGGAAGAGAGAAAACTACTGAATGCATTGTTTCGTTCCTTGATAAGATCTGTCAAGTGGAACTTGAAAAGTATATTGAAAGTTCTTATGAAGAATTGGCGAAGTACCTAAACGCATATCAGCAAAAAATGCAGATGAAGCGTGAGTGTATTGCTGATCGTGGAATTTGGGTTGCTAAAAAAAGATATATTCTTAATGTTTATGATAGTGAGGGTGTTCGATATTCTGAACCTAAACTTAAGATGATGGGTATTGAAGCAGTTAAATCATCAACTCCAGCATCATGTCGCCAGATGATTAAGGATGCTCTTAAAGTTATTATGGCGGGAACTGAAAGTGATATGATTAAATTTATTTCTAAATGTAAAAGCGAATTCAACAATCTTTCTCCTGAAGAAATTTCTTTTCCACGATCAGTGTCAGATGTTGTTAAGTATAAAAGTGTCAATCAAATTTATTCTAAGGGTACTCCAATTCATGTTCGTGGAGCACTTCTATATAATCATTATATTAAGAATGGGGGGCTTGACAAAAAGTACGCTTTGATCCATAATGGAGAGAAGATAAAATTTTGTTATTTGAAAAAACCGAACCCAATTCATGAGAACGTAATATCGTTCATTCAAAGATTTCCCACTGAAATTGGAATTGATAAGTACATTGATTATGAATTACAATTTGAGAAATCTTTTTTAGATCCCCTTAAATCAATTTTAAATTGTATTGGATGGGATTACAAAGAACGTTCAACCTTAGAATCATTTTTTATATAATGGATTTACCAATTACTGAAAAGGAACTAGATAAGATTATTACCACACTGAAAAAATCAGGTGAAATTTCAATATATAAAAAACTTTGGTGCTATCAAATTAATTATTTAAATAAAAACATGGAGAAAAAATAATGGATTTTCTTAAGGACATAGTAAAAGAAATTGGTGGAGAATACACACAACTGGCATCCGAAATTGAAGAAACTGAAACATATGTGGATACTGGCAGCTACATTTTTAACGCTCTTGTATCTGGTAGCATCTTTGGTGGTTTTTCTGGGAACAAGATTACTGCAATCGCAGGGGAAACTTCTACTGGAAAAACTTTCTTCAGTCTTGCCGTCGTTAAGAATTTCCTTGATAATAATCCTACTGGATATTGTTTGTATTTTGATACTGAAGCAGCAATCACAAAATCCCTTTTGGAAGGTAGGGGAATTGACACAACTCGCCTGGTGGTTGTCAATGTAGTCACAATTGAAGATTTCCGTAATAAAACTCTGAAGGCAGTTGATTTGTATTTAAAAAAACCTAAAGACGAAAGAAGACCTTGTATGTTTGTACTCGACTCTTTGGGTATGCTTTCTACCAATAAAGAAATCACAGATACACTTGCCGAGAAGGATACTCGTGATATGACTAAGGCACAACTGATTAAGGGTGCCTTTAGGATGCTGACTCTTAAGTTGGGACAGGCAAATATTCCTATGATAGTCACCAATCACACCTATGAAAGTATGAGTCTTTATGGTGGTAAGCAAATGTCTGGTGGATCTGGACTGCAATATGCATCATCCACAATCGTATACTTATCTAAATCAAAAGAAAAAGATGGAACAGAAGTCATAGGAAACATTATTAAAGCAACAACAAAGAAGTCAAGATTAAGTAAAGAAAATAAGCAAGTTGAAATTAGGTTATTTTATGATGAACGTGGACTTGATAAGTATTATGGATTACTTGAACTTGGTGAGATTGGTGGGATGTGGAAAAATGTTGCAGGTCGCTATGAAATGAATGGTAAAAAAATCTATGGTAAGGATATACTAAAAGATGTTGATAAGTATTTTACCGAAGAAGTGATGCAAAAACTTGATATAATTGCAAAAAGCGAATATAGTTATGGACAATAATAGTCTTAATTATAAAACTAACATTATAAAAATAATTGAAACTGGAATAGACGTATCTAAAGTTTTAGATCAACTTAAACAATATCCAGAAGATTGGGGATCTCAAAAAAAAAGAAAAAACACTACACAACTTGATTCTAAAAAATATATAGTAACTGCGGATGTTCTTCAATTGATAATGGGTGGGGTAAATACAAAAGATGAATATGTTGGAGATACTGAAATTTGTATAAAGACTGAGGCATATTATAAACATACCGAAATTTTAAATCTTGTTGGACAGAGATTTAAAAGAAGTGATAAACTTAAGAGATGTGGTTTTTTGGGAATGCCTGTAGGGGGTGAAGTTGGCACACATATTGATTTTGGAAAATATTATTTAAGTAAAGATCGTTA